CCACCTAACCGAGCAAACTTAATTTCATTACCACGTGTAACTATTCCAGGTGCAGACCCGGTTGTTGGAAATTCGTATGCTCGTAACTCTACATTTGCCAATTTTCCTAGCATGTATTGTAAATCTGTAGTAGTTCGGCTCGGTTTTCCAGCTCGGCCGCGGGCATTGAGTTCTAATTGCAAATTGCTATTTACTTGGGAATAATATATATCACTCATCGATTACGATTTGTTTGTGTTAAAAACTCATTTACTTGCGATGCAGCTGGAATTCTTATTGCAGTGTTTTGTGGAACTACAATTGTTCCTTTACCTAAATTATTTGCAGCTGCAATTACCCACCATAAACTAGCATCATTATAAAAATCAACAGCTAATTTATCTAAACGTTCTATAGATGTCGTTCGTATATAGACATCGTTAAATGCATTTGGTGTTGGTGCTGTGAGAATAGTTGTACCTACAACTCTTTTACCAGCGCTGGTTTTATTTATTGGTGTAATTGCATATCTACTCATTACTGTAATTTATTTAAACAAGTTTGTTAATTATAATCATATAGAGTTAAAAACTTTGAAATGTACTCTACAATTGTAGAGGTTCACCTAGATCGTCTGATAACGGTGTTGTGTCAGTTGATGTATTTAAATTTTCAGTTGCCCTGTTCGAATGTTGTTTAACATCACTTAACCAGTTATGATTCCCTCGAGTTGGAAGTCCAGTTTCATCAAAATTATTACCACTTGTAAGTGTATAGAATCTGCCGCCTTTTTCCGGCAACACATCAGTAACAATTGTTAAATCTAAACTAACATCAATTCGTTGTGGAGCTTGCATCATGGTCGGGTCTCGTTCAATATTGATTTCCCAGGTTGTGTCTGCATCTTGCATTGTATAACTTAATGAATTAATAAATGCCGGTTGTTGGCGAAATAAATCGCCCAATGTAAATCGAAGCCATGGAGCTCGGAATGCAATATTATTTCTATCATATTCTGGGGCAGTATATCCAGCTAATGCATTCAATTTTCGCCATATTGGTTTCATTTCATCTCGATCAGATGCGTATACTGTAAAATCTAGACCTATAGTTCTAGTTACTTGTGTAAAATGATAATTAGGATCTGCTCTACCAATCATTGGTACCGGAGTCCATGATGGATTATATGAATCGGTTATGCTGCCTATAATAGCTCGAAACACTATAATATCATCTTTACCTGTAGAATTATTTGAAAGTGAAGGACCGGTAAAATAAAATTTAATAAGATCACTAGTGTCAGATAGGTAATCATTAACACTTTTAATGCCGTTTTTACCTACTTCGGTTGAGTTCCAGCGATATGCTTGATCTAGTGTGCGTTTTGAATAATCAATAACATTTACACGATCGCCTCGAAATGGAATAGATTTTTCTAGGATGTTCTTAGTTTTTTGCCATGTGGATGTTTCAGTATCCCACGTGGTTGTAACGTGACTTCTTGCAGTAAAATCATTACGTATGGCACTCAGGGCATCTTGACTTCCAAATCCATATCCAAACCGACCTGGGGTATCTAATCCGAATATGGTATATGCTCCTATAGGTGAAGCAGCTGCTGCTGCAAAGGCTATCGACCCACCTCGGAATGCAGCTGATGTTCCGTCCAATCTGTTTTTTGTAACTTGCAAATTTGCATTAAGTGATCGACGATTACGAAAATCTGCTAATGGTACACCGGGAACCGATTTTAATTGATTGATACTGAGTGTCGAATATGGCGTGTCCGTGCTATTAAATGCTAAATCTAACACAGAATCTACAGATTGTCCTAACTGGGGTACACCGATAACACCGCCTGCTAGTTGACTAGAAATTCCAATTCCTCCCCGAAGTACGGTATTCAGGTTAATGTTAGTTGATAATGTAGTAGTAGGAATTGTTGCTTGATCGTCAAACACTACTGCATTTGACTTCTTGTTTAAAAATGAATTGATTAATTGTGGACCATTATTTAATCCATTCAAAAACAATGTGTTATTGGCTGATAACCATGGATTAGCTGGCATAGAATGTTCCCTGTTGATTTAGTTTAGTTGCTGCAAATAGGGTATCAACATCGACTTGAGCTCGCACTGTAATATTGCGTAATGCAGCTGCAATCGCTGCTGCTAGTTGAGTGTAATCGCTATTCTGATTCAATGTGCGATCTATGGTATCGTTAGGTCGAAATGCTGCAATTACGTCATTTTTATTTGGTGCGATAATCGGGCCTTTCCCTGGCATAATTAATGCGTCGTTAGAAGGTATAACTGGTACTCGTATAGTACCTGTTTTAACTGATGACGCTATATCCAATGCACCTTGCATTGTGCTTAGTACGGGTCCAGCTGTATTTTGAACAAAACTACCGAACTGATCAGTTATGTCCTTTACTGTGCCTAGTATAGCATTAGATGTTTCTGAAAATGTCGACATTGTGCCTAGTACCAGAGCCGATGTGTTAGTACTAAATGCACCCACCAGTGGCTTAATGCTTCCAGCAATCATATTGTCAATCGCTTGTTGATTAGCACCTACATCAACCTGTCCCCCAATTGCTAGTCTAGTATTTGATTCAATTTGTTCTAGAGCTGCTAGTGATCTTTCTGCAGGCCCACGTGTGTCAGATGCGTCTGTATATGCTTTTACTAATTCAGCAAATCTTACCGGGTCTGCTGCTTCTTCTTGTGCTTTCAACATAGCAGCCTGTGCGGTTGCGGCATCCATTTTCATTAAACCTTCGATACCCATTTCGCTTGCAACTTGTTGTTTTTGAATCATTCTAGCTAATTGTGCTTCTTCTATACCTAACATCTCTGACATCTTTTGTCGAGCATACATGTTATTACTAAGACTTTCACCTTCTTGCTCGATGATTTTACTCATGATGTCTGCCATCTCAGTGCTTTTGCCTTGTATAGCAGCCATTCGATATGCATTCGTAAGACTGTTTCCTTGATTATCAACTAATCTGCGACCAGATAGTAACTGGTATTCTAATTCAGACCCAATTGATGATTCTACATTTAACAAAGCCTGGCCAGATTTATGCAATTGATCCATGCTCGTACCAAGAGCTTTTGCTTTCAATGTAGCAAGTTCTAGCTGACCTGGCATTCGACCATATTGTAGTTGTATATCTCCAGATAACCGACCGATGTCTTCAATTAAATCTCGTTGCAGTTGTGTGGCCTCTAATCCGGTTACGTCTGCCATTTGTTTTGCTAAAGCGTCATTTGCTAGCTGGGCTTCAAGTGATGATTTCCCCATTTGAGCTGCATAAAATCCATATCCTTCGGCTGCTTCTGCGGTTATGCCTAGATTAGTACGCATAATAACCTGACCCTGCATCGTACGTTTCATGAATTCATTGCTAGATTTTGTTGATGCAATAAATCCACTAGTTAAATTTTTTAACTCAGCAGCATATTCAAATACTGTCTGATCGCCGACTTTTAGATCTTTAGTCATTTCGCGTAAACTTTGACCGAATCTTGCCGCGCCAATATTCGTTAAACCAAATGATTTATTAAGTTTTAAGTTACTTTCTTCGAAAAACGATAAGTTTTTTATTAATGGTATCAGTGTTCTTTGAAACGATTGTTGTATTCCAATTACCTTACCCAATCCCATACTCATCTGGGTTGATGAATTGTTTAACTCAGCAAATGCATTTGCCGTATACGTTGTTAATTCAGTAATAGTTGGTAGTTGCCGGCCCAGTTCATTTAACAAGTTTCGTAAATCACCAGCTGAAAGACCGCCTTGTGGAGCCTGACCGATGCGAGGTAAAGTAGACTTTATATGGTAAATGTGGTTTGACATGCAATTCAATTTATTATAAATATAAAATTATTTATTTTTTACTGCTTTGCGTGGAAGAGGCTGACTCGGCATCCTCTTGCATTTTATTCAGTTTGCGTATCCATAAAGATCGTAAAGGAATTGGCAGATGATACACGTCATCCCAGGTCCACCGACCTGCTCCAAGCCATATTAAATCAAAAAGTTTAGAATGTAACTCAGGTCGGTGTGTTGGTTTAAAACCAAAAAAGGTCTGGTCCAATTTGAAATCCAGATGTGAAGGTGTCTCCACCGTCACCCTCAAAATCTAATTGCATGTTTAAACCTGGTGCATTGTTTAATACTTCTTGTCGAAATTGTTTGGCTAAGCCTGCTCGAAATTCATATCGTAAAAAATTAGTTATGAATTCTCGATCTCGATTTCCGTTCACTTCTCGTATCATGTACTCCATGATGTTAGATATTGTATTGTCTGTCTTAATTTGTTCGGCTTGTGCACTGGTTATATAGCGGTATTTAATCTGTATACTATCTGTTTGATATTCAAATTCGCCATTTTTATCTGGATTCAATGTGAATGGTCGGCTCGTTATGGCAGTTAAATCTATCTCTCGTTGCAATACCTTACCAGTTACTGGATGAGTCACATTTACTGGATATTTGTTGCTGTAACTCATTGCTCGAGCTGCTATAACTAAACCTTCGATGTCAAATGGACATAAATCATCTACAATTATACCTGGGGTTACAATCACCGATTCTAACAGCTTATTGAAAACGATACCAGCTTTTATATAAGTTGAATTAGTTAATATATCTTCGTCGTATGCAGACATATATCGCATATCCACAAAACCAGCTCGCATAGGAGTATTTTCTGGATATACCAATCCTTTACTTACTAATTCAACTCGATTGCTAGGTAACTTGCTTTTTTGTTGAGTTTCATATTGTTGTCTAGCTAGATTTACTATAGACTGTTGATCTAATCGATCTGTCATTTTATTACTCATTTTAACCTTTATAACTTTTATTTAATACTACTTATATATATGTAATTACACAAAAAATGGGAGACATAGCTCCCATTTCAACAGATGATGATGGTGTGTTTTTTAAAAATTCAACAGCGCCCAATCATACCTCAACGTAAGCTCGATTTTAACTACATCTTCTTGACTCCAATCTAATGAACCAAAATTAGTAGATTCGATAAATGCTCCTTTTAATATCCACTCTTCGATAACTTCACCTAGTGGTGATAACTGTTTTAGTGATATTTCTTTTTTATAAAATGATGAATATCCATTTCTACCAGTAGCAGACTCATGATGTTGACGAACCCATTCCATTACAGCTTGTGCCCCACTAGGTACTATTGCATCATACAACGTAATACTTAATGTAGACCATTCAGATTTACCTTTCACATATCGTTTAACATTGATATGGTCTAAGGTAACTGTGCCATTACTGAGTTCTGGTTTCCCAGATGCGTGTATTAAATATGATGGAATGCCGTCTATAGACATTACAAACTGATGTTGTTTCTTCGGTTCCCAGGCAAATGCAGCTGCATAAAAATTTGTAGTTTCATTGCCATAATCTTCCAAATTTGGGTTTACAAGATCTTGTAAATTGCTCATGTATATATCCTATTTTCTTATAAATATATTATAACGTAAAAAAGGCTGAGCGAACCCAGCCTTTCTTTGATAATTCATATAAAAAAATTATTCAGGGAATACAGCACCAGTTGGTTGTATGTTGAAATCTAATATGATAAATTCAGCGGTGCGGGTTGGCTGTAAAAATATTTGTCCATACAATATGTTTTGATCTATAACGTCTGGAGTGTTATTTGTAGAATCCATTACTACCCTGAACGCAGATAAACCTTGTTGAGCTCGTACTGATTCTAAATATGGATTCACAATTCGAGTGAATCTTTCTCTGGTTTCTATGGTGTTTTGATCA